ACCGCTGGACGCCAGCCAGACACAAAGAGAGAAGAACTTTTAGCTTCTTCTTTGTTAACCGCAATCTGGGCTTTAGCCAACTCTTGAGCGTGTCTTTCAGCCATTGTAGATATTTCATGGGCAAGCTTATTCCTTTCATCAGCATCAGGGATGAACTTATCAAGCAATGAAGTAACTGGTCCGATCAATAGTTCTAGCATTAACGCACCATGTAAACAACAAACGATGCCACGGCACTGACACCTATCCAAAAGAATCTTTCGCTAGTCTTTATTAATTTAGAGTTAAGAATAACAGCTTCTGACAACTCAATAACCTTATCTTCTTGCTCGTCGAGGCGCTTTTCAAAACGCTCCATTCTGTTGAGTAACGATAAGAGCCTTTCGTCAACTACAGCAATCTGACTAACGGCCTCGCACACTTTGTCCAAAGCCTTTTCCATGCGCTCTATTCTGAACTCACTCACTTCCACGACTAACAATCACCAGAGCCGCCAAAGGTAAACCCATCACAGGCTTCTTCTGATTCTTCTTCTACAACCACCTCTTCTGTGCAAACAACGGAGTCTCCGCCAAAGGTAAACCCTGAGTCTTGACAAACTTCTGTAACTTCTACTAGAGGCGTCAAAGGTCGAATGTCGAAGCCGCCTTCATCAAACCTAGTAAACGACCATACAGTCCTGTCATCAACGTACACCTTAGAACCTACAGGCAAGTTAATTACTGTACCGTCCTCTAAGTAAAGTTCAGCAGCAGACGCAGTAAAAGCAACTAAAACTAATAAGAAAGTTAATGCCTTCATTTTTTAATGTCCTTTGTTTGAGTCTCAGTTTCAATTTCAGTGTGCGAACAGAACCCCAGACAGATCGTAGATTTCTCTCGTAGTGTACCTGAGCATCCAGTGAGTAACACGAGTACTAGAGCTGCCAAGAGTTTCATGCTGTCCAAGGAGCGCCTGTGCCACGAGTAGGATTGGCTTTCTCATCAATCTGCGCCTGTACAGAGGCTTCTATAGACTCTTGCTCAGAAGGCGTGTCGTCCATCTTGTTTGTAGCCATCTCAGCTACGAGCCAGCCTAATACAGTTTCCTCAGTGATGCTGTCCCAAGGCATGAAGTTATCCGAAGAAGGCTCTGGCAACGCCTTGGTGCCGTAAACCAAACCTACGTTACCGTCTGCATCTACACCTGTACAGCGCCAATGGGCTACAGTGGCTACGTTGTCTAGACCATCTTTAGATACTTCGTAGTCTAGGGATGAAACTGTCCATATAATTTTTGTCATTCTTTATGCTCCTTTGAGTGCCGCTACTTCGGCTTTTAAGTCTTGTATCTCTTTGACCAGCATAGGTACAAGCTTGCTGTAGTCCACCGCCAACATAGCGTCTTCAGTACCGCAGCTGCTTACAGCGTAGGGTGCTACAGGTTCAAGCTCTTGAGCCACGAAGCCGTATTCCTGATGCTCACCGTTAGACTTCCAGTCGAATGATCGAACCTTGAGGTCGTCGATGTTACCAGCAGGGGCATCTACGATGTTGTCCTTCAGGCGCTCATCTGATGACGTAGGGAACGAGGTAGCTGTGTCTGTGTACCTAACCCCACCGACGTAAGTGAAGTTGTGGTAGTTCATCAGCGAATCTCGAGTACCTGATTCGGACTTAGAGGCTATTATCCGACCACATCCGGTTAATGTGTCGAACTGCAGTCCGTTTACATTAGTGCTAACGTCGGTCTTACCTACCAGCACTGCACCAGTATTCAGTACAGTCATGGCAGCTGTAGTAGGGTCGGCAGTAGCTGGATTAGAGTAGCCGAGACTCCAAGCGGATGCGCCACTAACCCACTGGGTGAAAGTCCCAAGACCATTACTACGGCTTAGTCGTATACCGTCACTGCCATCTTCTGCTGATTGCGTTACGTGTAGCTTAGTCTGCGGAGCATCTGTACCAATCCCGACGTTGCCAGCCTGAGTAATCCGCATGGCCTCAGCCGTACCTGTGTTGAAAGTCATTCGAGCGAATGCATCGTCGTCCATCGTAAACGAAAACTCACCCGTCGACTGGTGTTCGATCTTCGCTACGTAGCCGTTATTGTTCTCAAGCTCCAAGTCAGCCTGATTACCTCGTGCTGTTAGTTCGGCCCGTGACGTGTTAACGCCGCCATTCCTAGCCACTTGTAAGTATGCAGAGGTAGACGCAGATACCATTGTGGCGGTACAAGCATTGGCTCCAGTGTCTCGAGTACGTATAGACTTCCCGCTTCCTACCACATCAAGAGCAGTGCCGGGAGCAGTTGTACCAAGACCGAGATTTCCACCATCCAGTAGCACCATGGCGCTACCAGCAGAAGCAGTTGTCCATGTGTGTCTAGTAGGACCAGTCTCAGATAGGCCCACCTTGTAGATGTCTGAGGCATAAGTTCCTGATGAGGTCAAGTTGAACATGAGCATGTTGTTGCCGGTTGTAACAAGGCTAGAGCCTAGCTGACCCGGTGTTCGGCTGACCAAAGCAGGGTAAGTACCTTCGATTGAGATTTGTCCCACCACATCTAGATTGGTTTGCTGGAAATCCCCGCCGATGGTTGCCGTGGTTGGCGTTACAGACAGTCCACCAAAGCGAGCATTGCCAGCGCCATTACCGGGCGCTAGGGAAATCTCTTTAGTTGCACCGCTCGCGCCATAGGTGGCCCTGATTCCACCCCAAGCACCGTCAGTCGCATCTTCAAAGTAGACGCGTGATGATTGACCGGCATCGTGTTCCATGGTGAGGATAGGGATGCTGTCCTTGAGATGCAGTATGGTGTCAGGCGTGGTTGTGCCGATGCCTACGTCCTCACTGCTATCAATAGTGATAGCTGTAGACGTTGCGTTGTCGTCGATACCGGGAGACGTAAAGCTTGAGGTTGCAGTAAGATCCGTAAAGGTTCCTGTTGAGCCGCCTTGAGCGCCAATCTTTATAACAGTTGATCCAGACTTGGTGTAAAGTTCTTTGTTAGTCAAGTCTACTGCGAGTTCGCCTTCACTTAACTGCCCTGCTGTGGGCGCACCTGAGCCATTCTTAGTAATAATAGTAGTCATTTAGTATGTGCCTCCGTTAACAGAAACTAGAGAACCACCTAACGCTAAACTGCCACTAGATGTTACTGCCCCTGTAAGTGTAATTCCATTAACTGAACCTGTGCCAGAAACACTTGTTACTGTACCTACGTTTGCTGTGTTAACCCAAGATGAACCATTGTAAACGCGGCTTAAATTAGAAGTTGTGTTAAAGTACCAATCACCTGCTGTAACAGGATCACCGTTTAGATCAACGGTAGGGTCAGACGCCTGTGCGCCTAAGTACAAACCATCAATAGCTTCCTGTGCCGCCTGTGCAGCAGCCGCGCTAGCAGCAGCGTTTGTTGCTGATGTACTTGCGTTTGTCGCTGACGTTGAGGCAGCAGTTGCACTGTTAGCAGAAGCAGTTGCGCTAGAAGCTGCATTGGTTGCGCTAGAGTTAGCTGCCGAAGATGCTGACAATGCCGATGATGCGCTAGAGCTAGCAGAGATTGCTGCCGTAGCAGCCTGTGACGCACTAGTAGCTGCCGTACCTGACGACGAAGCCGCAGAGGTTGCACTAGATGCAGCAGCAGTTGCGCTTCCAGCAGCAGCCGTGGCTTGTGTACCTGCGTTTGTCTCGGCTGTCTCTGCGCCTGTTTCGGCGGTCTCAGCAGCAGCCTGTGCAGCTTGTGCGTCTAGCTTTGCTTGGTTGGCAGCAGCAGCATCAGCGGCCACGCCAGACTCCGAACCAGCAGCAGCAGAGGCGCTATTAGCAGCCGCCGTTGCACTGGCCGAAGCTTCGTTTGCTTTCTCAGTAGCTGTCTGTGCGTACTGGGCAATCTGTGAAGCATAGGCGTCCGTAGACGAATCACCTGAACCTCCATCACCCCTATAAATAGGCATAAGCTATCCTCAAAGCAAACAAGAAAAGGAAAAGCCCCCGAAGGGGCTAAGGGTCTTACTCGTCAAAGACAGCTAGTACTAAGCCACCTTCAGGACGATACACTTGAACACCATAGAGGGTGTCAGCGGTGTACAGAGTAGACAAGTACTCTTGCTTGTACTGAGTCTGCGAACGTACATTCATCTGCTCCGCGTGGATGATAGCATCCTTGTGGAAGAACAGAGCGCCACGAACGTTAGTCTCAATCGTAGGACAGTTACTAGAAACGTAAATGTCAACACCGTAGACGTTACCAATCAAACCAGACTTAACAGTACGGTCATCACGGAAGTCGCTAGATACGTAACGCTCAATTCCCATTACTGTCTTGCGAGCAGCAGGTGGGATGATCAAGCAACGATCTTCCATTGGTACGTTGGCGTCATCCAGAAGCTTAATAGCCTCACGGAAACCTACGTCGGTGAAGTTGTCACCAGTAGCTACAGTACCAGCAGCAAAGGCACTCAGACCAGTAGCAGCGTTAAAGTAGTAGCTGTTGCTGTTAACCCAATCTGCGCCAGTAGGAGCAGCGAGGTCAAGCGTTCCGTCACCGAAACCAGTACCACAGTTCATCAGGTCAGTGTCAACCGTCAGAGCCAACTGGTAACCAGCGTCTTCTGTGTAGAACTGTCGCAGGCTGTTGAGTGCCTGTACTTCTACGATATCCTCAATAAAACGCGAGTACTCAAAGTGACGATTGATTTCAATCTGCAATTCTTGCTCTACGTTTGCCTGAATGTTAACCGCAGTATCTTGCACCTTAGCAGATGCAGCGCCACGGATAGGCTTAGGGACATGGATCTTGTCGCCCTTCTTACCTGTCATAGACATCTTCTTTACAAGAGGTGACATCTTCAGGTTCTTCTGGTATGCGGCAATTACTTCGTCGCTCCAGATTTCAGGGATGAATGTTGCTGCGGCTGTCTTATTGACAATGGAGCCACCGCCTACTGTACCGGGATAAGTTTGAGTCGCCATGATAAATCTCCTTTAGATTAGGCTACTTAACACGACCCTCGGCGTAAGCTTGAAAGATTTCTTCTGACAAAGCTGCATAACGATCTGGGTCGGTCTTCATAAGTTTAATAATATCAGCACGACGATATATCTTCTTACGTTGAGTTTGACCTGTTCCTCGGGCGTTGCCGGTACTTGCAGATTTAACTTGTTGCTTACGGGCTTGCTTCTCAACTGCTACTGTCTGTTTCGCAACAGAAGCTCTCTCTTTCCAGAGGGAGAACAGTTCATCAGCGGCGTCGTAATCAAAAGCCTGATCTGCTTGTACAAACAATTGAGTCCTGATCTTAGAGCCTTTAATCCACTCAGCAAACTTAGCATCTTTAACAATATCGTTCATGTCTGGATGCTTGCTTTGAAGTTGTGCCAAAGCTGTTTGTTTTTTATATTGTTGAGTAGCTTGTTCAGCTTCTTTAATGCTAGGATGGTTTTCAATTGCCCTGCTAACTGCGGTCTTTGGATCAACAAAGAAGTCAGTATCGTCTTCTTCTTGCTGTTGTACAGGTGCTTGTTGCTGTGCGAGTTGTGCTTGGATGTAGTCGTCAACAACTCCACGTAGTTCACCAACCTCAGAGCTTTGTTTACCAAGGAGCTTTTCAGCCTCTTGGTGCATTTGAACAACCTCTTGCAAGGATTTGTTCTGGTACTTCTCTGGTAAGACTTCTTGAGCTACCTCCTTTTTAGGAGACTCAATAACTTCCTGCTCTTCTGCAATGTTATCTACGTTGTTGTCTTCTTCTTCCGGGCGCTCGTCTACGAGTTGTGCTCGTGCCATATTATTTTACCTTCTCCGCCTAACGGTTGTGGAGTTTATTTACGTCCAGCCTGTTCATGTTCTCGTACCCACTTCATGTGCCGTCCGGGAAAGTCCCCAGACGCACCTTCAAGTACGCATGGCGTTGCTGAAACGACCCTTGTAGCGTTAGCACCACAACCGCACCTACTGGTTGTAGCGTCAGCGTCTACAAATTCTTCAAAGTAGTGACCATTGGTACACTTAAAATCGTATACCTTAATCATCTTCTGGATTGTTCTGCGCGTCTTCAAAGCCGTTAGTAGTAATAGCTTCAAAGTTAATTAGATGTGCTAATACGTTAAGTTGTCCTTTACGGAAAAACATATCATCTACATCTTTTGTTGCTTCAACTGAGTTTATTATATTTGCATTACTTTTAAAATCTTCTAAAAGTTGTATCCAACCATCTGTGTTAAAAAGATCGAAGTAATTATTATAATATGTTTCTAATTCAGGTTTCATAGAGGCCCTTTGGTTATCTCATTAGTTACTATACACTATATATTATACCATACTTTTGCTCAAATGTCAAGCCTTTTTGGTATTTTTACCAGTCTTTCTTCGTTTACCGGATGCTGTGGCTGCGCGTTTAGCTTTAGCTTTGCCTGCTGGGGTGTATGCGTATTTCTTTCCGTTTACCATTGGCATAATAGCCTCCTAAGTTTTTAAACTTTCTTTCATGTGTGCTTGCCTTTTGCAAGCGTGGCACTCACCGCAGGTTAGAAAACCTTCACCAACCTCCGTGGGTTTACGACATGACCAGTACATTTCCCTAAGAGGCTCAGGCATACTCATGTAGATGCCTTTACTACGCTCAACAGGTGTCTTAGTCATGTTATCAAACGGCGT